AGAAAATTAAGCGGCAAGAAGATGCTTGCCCTGGGTGCAGGAGCTGCAGCCGGGTACGCAGTAATGAAGTCTATGGAGGGTGATGATACAGGGGGAGAGGCTCCTGCCGCTGAACCAGAGTCAAAACCAACACCGGCTGCTACTGAGACACCAGCAACCCAGACCCCGGCAGCTGCGCCTGCCACTCCTCCGCCTCCCCCAGCAGCGGCTCCTGCACCTCCGCCTCCTGCTGCGGCTCCTGCCTACCCTCCTCCTGCCCCTACCGGTACCGGATTAAAACCTGGTGGAGGTGAAGGAATAAAACCTGGTGGTGGATTAGGACTTAAACCATCAGGTAACGAAGGGTTAGTTCTCTCTGAATTGCAGAATGCCGGCTTTAGTAAGAAGGCACAAGCCAACGTCATGGCCCAGGTTGCCAAGGAGAGTGGATTCAGGCCTAGAAGTGAGGAGCTGGCAAAATATTCTGCAAAGACCCTATACAATCTATACGGACCTGAACAGAAGAATAACAAAGTAAGATTTAAGTCCATGCAAGAGGCGCAGGACTTAGTCGCCAAAGGCCCCGAAGCTGTTGGTGATGTAATCTACGGCGGTAGAATGGGCAACGATAAGCCTGGTGATGGGTACAAGTATCGTGGTAGAGGATTCTTACAGATTACTGGTAAGGATAATTATTCCCGTCTTGGTAAAGCAATAGGAGTTGATTTAGTTAGTAATCCTGACCTTGCTAATGACCCGGCCATTGCAGCTAGATTAGTTCCAGTATTCTTTACCTCCGGCAGACCTAAACCCCCTGATCTTGAGAACATTGATCTGGTTAATAAAATAGTTGGATCAGCTAGTGAGAAATCTAGAGAAGAACGTAAGACGCTAGCTGCAGCTTATGAGAGCAATCTCGGTGCATCCTACGCCTTAACCAGTGCTACCCCTGCGCCTGCTGCACCCACAACTGGTGCCACAATAGCATCAGCATCTCAAGGTGTGAAGGTAGCATCCACTCCATCTTTCCAAGTTGCATCAGTAAGTAATAATAATGCAGCCAAAGAAAATGGCGGGGGTGTTAAGCCGCCGCCATCGATGCCAAGTCCTATTGCCGGACGAGGTTCTCTAGGAATCTCCATCCGACATAATACTGCTTACGCTTGATTATTCCTCAGCAGCAAGCTTCTTAAAGAACTCCATACTGTCATCATCGTCCTCTTGAATCTTAGGAGCTGCTGTCTCTTTCAAAGGAGCTGCTGCCTGAGTCTTAGGCGTATCATTCCAAGGTGGGGTGTTATCTTCAGCACGTGATACTGGATTAACATTACCTGCAAGCCCCAAGACACGATATAACTTACCCTTTAGTTCATCGTATGACTTAAAGTTAGCCGGGTCAATGAATTCGCCAAGCTTGTGTTCTTGCTTCCAAATTGATTCCAACTTCTCGTCATCTTCGAACAGAGGACCGGCGGTATCAAATTCAGACTTATCGTAGTTACGATAGCCTTCAACGTTACGAATCTTGACCTTAAAGTTAGCACCTTCCCATAGATCGAATGGGTTGATTGGACGCTCATCTTCAAACTCTGGATTCATTGCCAGGTTAAGTTTGTCCCAGATTTTCTTTCCGTACTTAAACAGAACTACCTTACCTTCGTTTTCAGGATGTGCAGTATCTTTAATGACGTAGATGTTGCTGTAATAGGTCAGACGACGCTTTTGCTTGCGCACCTGCTCCTTACCAGCCTCCGTACCATTGTTCCACAACTGACTGTTGTACTCTGATACTGGATCTTTTTGACCTAGGGTGGTCAAAGACTTTTCAATATACCAACCCCCGGTACCTTGAAAGCCGTGATCCCAGACCCGGACGAAAGGAATATCCTCACCATCTGGTGCAGGTAGAAAGCGAATAACAGCATAGCCGTTACCAGCCTTATCTACTTCTGGATACCAAAAGCGATTATCGTCTGATGAACCTTGGGGGGTGTTAAGTTTTGAAACTTCTTGCGTCAGCTTATCAAAATTAGATTGACGTGACTTTTTGAGTTGAGAGAAATCCATAGTATGCTCCTTGTATGCGATGTATTAAGTGTATGCGTTATATGTCACATTATCATGATATACAACTATTTATATTCTATTAGCTTTCACTAAATTTATCCAGCACTATTTTTCTCATCTTTTCCTTGTCGTATTCGAAGAACGGTTTGTACTTCTTACACCTCATATAGACCTGGGGCCATACGATTGGATCTTGTATTCTTCTATTCCACTTTCTCATAAAAGATACAAGATCGTCCAAGATGATTAACGTTTCTAGATTAATTTCCTGCTGTAAATACTTACGTAATACTAGCGGGTGTTGTCCTTCTTCGACTTGAAAATTAATGTCGAAGTCGGCATCGAGCCTATCGAGATCTTGACTGAAGATGTACGATAGGGACTCCCTAACTTTGACCAGTCTGAGGTAGTGTTTATCTGATTGTTCGTTGTTGATAAAGTCACCGACCCAGGTGGTACTGTCATTGTATATGAAATTGGCGACAAGGTAGTCGACCACATCCCTACGCTTGGAGAGCTTGTGAAAGAAATATTTGTCATTCCTTTTTTCAAACGTGGTTCTCGAAGCTTTTGTTCTGCCGCCGTACTTAAAGAAGTCATACGACTTAGAAGTGAAGTGATTTTTGATCGCGACATATGTTTTATACGCTTGAAAGGCTTCCATTTACGAAGAATAAACTCTGTTGTCTAATGTAACGTTCACGCATTGTGGAGGCATTGCGTACGGACATTGTAGTGAAACTATCATATTGAAATCCACGTTTCTCCATTTCACGCAACCAGTAGGATGCATGTTGGCAGTTGACATGATGGTGGCCAGGTTGACCGGGAAATGCATGTGTCATAATAACGTACTTGCATTGCTTCATTACATCGATAAAATTATCCATGTATTTTTCTTCTACGTGCTCAACAAACTCCACCGTCCATGCCAAGTCGTACGTCTTGTCTAACTGGTAAGGACCAGAAACAAAGTCATGTACTTTAATCAGGTCGTTAATCTCGGATGGGTGCTTAATAGAATAGTCTCCATCAAGTCCAATAATATCGAGACCCTTTCGCCTAGCAAGATCAACCATACCACCAGGACCACAGCCAATATCGACCATAGACTTAACGCCCAAATTTTCAATAAAGTAATTAAGTGCGCCATCGTCAATATGTGTCTCATTCTCATGTCCGCCCAAGTGTTGTGGTAATGTAGTCATAACGGAAGTTTCCTCGTCTTTGGTAAGTAGTTTTGTTCTTCAGCATCAAGCTGAACCTTTGCTTTCATTTTTGCGCTACCTTTGATTAATGATGCAGCAGTTTCAATCTCCACCCCATTTCTCTCACAAAAGTATATAACAGCATCTATGTAGCTGAGTCTTTTATCTTCAGCTATCTTATCAATTTCCATCATAAAGTCTGATGGTGTTTTTGTGAGAGTTAATTCTATATCATCCATTATTTAAATACCACTAACGCAAGTAATAAGGCTTGAATAAAAAATCCCATGCCTCCGGTAATAATACCTATGTTGTCTTTATTAAATACTGATCTAAGGAACATAAGCAATAGACCTGTCCATACAAATATTACAACATCAACTGAAGGTAGTCTATCGGATACTCCAAGTAATACAGCTAGGATATTAGGAATAAATGCACAATGCATGAGCAGTATTGCTATCCATCCCAGGGTCTGGGAGCTAATATTTTTTAAGTTTTCTAATATCTTTAGATAAAAGAGTGCTAAGTTAAACATGTTTATTCCTTATAGAAGATATGACGGCCAATTGTTGTAATTTTTTCTTTGCGCCATTTTGGATTAACGTAATCGGCATGATAGAAAAGCGCTTCCTTTAGCCCATCCAGTCTAAAACCTTCCAGCAAGACTTTCTTGGCTACTGCCTCTGATTCCTCATACAATGGTTTGTATACAGGTTTAATTTTATAATTATTCTCACAGTACCAAGAGAACTGGCAGATCACTTTCTCATAAAATACATTCTTTTGATAAACTACCTTACATACATCATTAGGGAATTTACTATTGTTAGCCCTATTAAGGGTTACTTGGGCTACGGCTACCTTACCTTCAAACGGTTCATTGGCGGCCTCCCAGTAAATATTTTGAGTAAGACATTGCAATTGTCTCTCACGTTCCTTTAACGTCACCAATGTTGGAGTTGAATACGTAGAGTTGTATTGGTGAATACTTCTATCTACAGCCCATGACATGCATGAGTAGATGAGATATCCTAGTAATAAAATGAATAAAGCTTTAATAACTGCAATGCATATAAATGTTGCATTTTCCATGTATTGTTCGTACATAGTAGTCCTTTCTTTTGTACCCTATTATAATGGATCTTGTAGGAAAGATCCACCCATCGACTAACCTTTTTTGGCTACGATTGCTTGAGGTGATTGACTGACAAACCCGTTAAGGGTATTTGCCCGGCTTATAATATCAGACTCGGTAGGGTGTTGGGGTAGTGGGGGATGTTCAGGAGGTGCTATTCCAGCATGTCGAGAATTCTCGACCTTAACATGCCAGTCCTCGCTGATTTGATTGCGTTTGGTATGGAAGTCATCCATTACCATATCTTTTGCCATTTTTAAAAGCTCAAGACGAATCTCAAATGGAGTTAGACTCATAATTTTTTCCTTGTGTGTGATGGGTGTGGTGTGTGATGGTTTTATTGGGTTCCATCAACCCATTTATATTTATATTAGTAGCTAATTCTAACCCCAAGGCCTAAGGCATTCTCTTGAATGTCTTGATAGCTCTTGCTTGCATTTAAGTTTAATGCAACGTTCTTGACAATTGGGAGGCTGTATGTACCGAATACTACGGTCTGTTTGGTCTCTACAGCTGCTGTTGTACCTATGCGGGTCTTAACTCCTGCCAAGGCAAAACCTGGACCAAATTTCATGCCTGTAGTAGCACCTACCAATCCGTATTTGTAATCAGCATTCCGTGCACCGTTTGCACCGCTATCAAATCCGACACCTACGAACGGTGTGAAAGCTCCGATGTTTTTACCACCAGTTACTTCTAAACTATTTAACATTCCACCAGCATGGGATACAGCATTACGACCTTCTACACCCATTTGAATACCGCCAGCTTCCTTTCCTGCCCTAATATACTGGGCAGTACTACGTACACCTGAGACTTGATTATTGACTGAATCAATGTCTACGCTAAAATAATCAGCAGCAGATGCTGCACATGACAAAGCAACTAAGGTTGCACCTATAATTTTCTTCAAAATAAAACTCCTTTAAGTTAAGTGGTAGGTTATTCTGTTACGAGGAAACCTACCGAAACCCTAAGCAGTGTTTAGGCTGCTAATGCGAACTGTTCGTCGTTTGCGTTTACGTTGTTTTAGTTTTAACATCTACTCTGATGTGCTGTCCACTCCGTTACTATTTGCCCTGTCGAAACTATGCAGGCCCATCAAAAGCATTGTAGATGATTGGTCCGTTACACTTCTGCTACAACAGATGGCGCCGTGATTGAACCTCATGCTTTTGGTGGACCTGGGGGGATTCGCACCCCCGTCCAGAACACTTTTCTCTTTGCTTCATACAGCAATAAAATAGGGACCGAAGTCCCTAATTATTTAGGCCGCTTCGGCATATTCGATTGCGGTCTCAAGAGCCTTGATCTTAAGATTCTTATTCGGACCAAACCATGCTGACTGAAGACGGGTATCAGCCGAACGTCCAATCTTATGATCGGTCAAGAAAGTAACCGCATTAAATGCTTGCCACCAACTACCTTCGGCAAAGTTAGCACCAGGCTGGGTCTCGAGGACTGCCAATGCTGACTTAGCACCACGTGAGATGGTCTCCGAATCGTTCGCCTTATTCTTAGACAGAGTAGGAAACACCGTACGGAAGTAATTCTTGATGGTCTCATCGGTATAGCGCTTGCTTCCCAGGAATGCAGCCATCTCCTTATACTTGGCAAGTTTATTCGTAGCAATACCCAACTCTTCCTTTACCTTTGAGGCATCGAAGAGGCTACGGTGATTTTTCTTGACCATACGATCAGAATTCTCAGACAGGCTAAGGGTAAGCGTATTATTACATACCACACGAATAGGAGTGAAGCGAATATCAATACACTGGCCAAAGCGGTGAGGATTAGTAAATAGGAGGTAAGAGTCAACTTGATCACCTTTAAACAAATCAAATGATTCCTTAACCTTAGCAAGAGCCCACACCACTTGACCATTCTTAAGAGAACCAGCAGTATGCATCTCCATATCACCATTCTGGCAATACTCGTGAAAGAACTCAAATGCTTCTGAATTCTGAATAGGATTCCATTCATCAGATACAACATCGAGAATACGATCGTCAGAAGAACGAACCAGGGCTGACCAACCCACAGGTTTATTTTCGTTACCAATCTTTGCAAATGCAGGAACCTTGCTGACCGTCCAGTCAAGATCGGCTGCCTTCAACATTTGATCAGGCGAAAGATCGGCAGGTACAGACTTACCAAGTCCATGCCATGGAACTTCACCAGCATATGCCATAGTTTCTACTAGATGAGCCATTTTTTACTCCTATTTAAGTTAAGATATATCTATTATAGATTAGTCACGAAAATAAATCAACTGAATTCTTCATCTAGAATTTCTTCTATGATATGCATATTTTCTTCACCGTATGCTTCGGCAAAGCGGGCAGTAACCTGGTCCCGATCCATATTAGATTCATAGATCAGGTTACTGGCAAATTTGAGCATCTCTTCTTCCATAAAGTGATGCTCATACTCCATCATTTTCTTGGAGCGGAATCTCATGCAAAGGCCTTAAGATTCTCAGTCATCTCTAACCATTCCTGGATAGGCATAACGGAGAGACCAGAGGCAGAGCGTTCTGCCATAGATTCATGATAGGCAAGCTGATCTTCTTCCGTCACCTCAATCTCAACTACAGGCTCAACCTTAACGGCTTCTACCTTAGTTTCTTTCACCTCTACAGGCTCACCAGTCTCAATTACCTTATTAGCTTTGAAGTTT